ATCCAGACTCATGGAGTCGGAAAGGGTATGTGCGAGACCAGTTCATTTTGACATGGTCGTGTTATCGCACTCTTGACTTGGATATCAAGTGGATCAAATATCACTTGATCGGGTTGGCTAATAGAATCCTTAAACAGCCTCCCCAACGGGTCGAAACCCTATTTGGCGCCGGTGAAAGGGCCGGTTCATTCCTAACGTCGTGTGGCTACGTTGCGTTGCAGACTCTGGTGCGAAAGCACAGGGCCAGCGACGCTTTCACGCTGCTGCATGCGAAAGGTCTGTTCCCGGAACCTACCGACGCTCTGGTCGTGAAATCAGTCGAAGAGACTAAAGCGCGTCTTAGCGCAATTTTCGATCAGCCGGAAAGTGAGTTTTCGTGTGGTTGTGGTGGAGAAGTGGCTCAATCTTGTTGTTGGGCCTGTTGGGACGATCCCGATACCGACCTCTTCTGGATGTATCAGCTTAGAAAGCAGATCCGTCTGGAGTCCCGGCGGTTGGGTTTGGCGTGTCGAAAGAGGGACTCTGGCTGCAAGAGCCACGACATGCCAATTCCGTCTCATCACTCACACACTGCGACAGGACTTGGGGAGAAGTTTCCCTGTGGTTTGTCAGCTGTGACCCTCGCCGAAGGCGGGGCGCTAAATGCTTTCACCAATTGGCTCAAGCGTACTGGACGCTATGAGTCTCTGGGTGAATGTTGTGAGGCGCTCTGTGGCTCCGAGGAACACAGATGTCAATTTACCACACCGGGGGATCTCCTTTACGAGTGGTCGAATCACCGCTTAGAGTTGGCGGCAGATGTTGAACCTAGTCAATACGAACTGGGGAATACGGATGCCATCACTTTCAGGCGGGAAACGAACAACGTCGAGTTCCTGGGCCTCAAGGAGGCTTGCAAAGTGCGTGTGATCTCCAAAGGAGAGCCGACTCGGTACTATCGGCAGAAACTCCTCCAAGTAACCATGGGCAAGGCTCTCAAAAGCTTGCCCAACTACGCCCTGACAGGTCAGCCTCTTGATGCTGACTACTTAAACCAATTCTTTGGCCAGTTCGTCATGGGTCGTGACACGGAAGACGGGACTCCCCCGTCCAAGGATCCTATCAAAGCACACGTGTTGTGCGCTCTCGAATCATTGCCAGACACCGACAGGGTCGGCTGGCTCTCGGGTGACTACTCAGATGCTACCAACCAGATCCGTGGTTGGGCGTCGGAGTTGTGTGGAATGGAAGTGGCGAAGGCCTGGGGATTGGATTCCCAGGCGACAGAAGACCTCGTGGGTGGACTAGTGCACAATGTCCTGCCCGGTGGCTTGCCTCAACATGAGGGGCAGCTAATGGGGGCTCCTGTCAGCTTCACGGTTCTGTGTGTCATCAATGCGGCTGTCATCTCGACAGCATATCATCGGCTGCTATACAAGCAGGGGACCATGCGCGTCAATGCGCAAGGGGACCTCCGGTTTAAGATCGGACCTTTGGGGCCTACCGGCCCAGGCCGCAGAATGCTGCCAGAAGTGCGCGATCCCGTCAAGGGACGAACACTCTCGGCCGCTAAGCTGCCGTTCCTTGTGAATGGGGACGACTGCTTGATGTATGCACCAGCGAGTTTCCAGGCTGTTTGGGAATCGATCGCCGGGTGGGCGGGCTTAAAATCCTCTCCGGGGAAGTCATACTTCTCGGAGGAGTGGGCAGTTATGAATTCTGCTCCCTACTGGATGCCGTCTACCATCAGTTGTGACTCTTTTGAGGCACGACCGGCGGACTTTATACCGATCGGATCTCTCTTCCCTTCCTCCAAGCGGGGGGGGGCGAGTAAACCTGGCCGCACCAAGTGGCGCTGCGAGGGGACTGGCATGGAATGGGTCGACCAAGTGTCGCCTGTTACACGCTGGGCCCTCCGTGTGTGTCCTGAGGAGCGGAAGAATGAGCTGCTCAGTGAAGTAATTCGTCAACATCGCGTCCGTGAAAGATGCCCGGGGGGCATCTCTTGGTGGCTACCGGTTGAGCTTGGTGGCCTCGGCCTGCCGACTGCAACAGTTCTCGATCCTGAGGACTTCATGCGGTTGACGGGCGAGGTCGCCCTTGCAAAGGCCTGGCTTGCCTACCGAGACGAGGAATTGGCACCCACGCGTGCCGATGCCCCCTATGGGCGGAAAATACGCTCCACACGATCAACGGTGTGTCAGTTTAATATAAGAGTATGCGAGGGGATTCGGGAAGGATGTACCGATCCGTTCTCAGGTGTGCTACATGACAGTCCCGATTGGGGCTGGATGGCAGAAATGAGATATGGGCGAGAGCCTTGGGAGAAGAATCCCCCTTCCGCTTCTGGGTTTGTTTCATGGAACCAACAACGCAATGTTGAGGCCCGTGAATGGATCCAGGAGGAGAACCATAAATACCCGTCTTATGCTCAAGTCAAGCTTTTACGCTTGCTCGCAGACACTGACGAAACCGCCGGTCAAGAAGACCGAACTCCGAC